TTACGGTATGATGGGTGATAATGATAACCTACCTGAATGGGTACAATCTAAAATTACCAAGGCAACAGACTATATCGATTCTGTTCGAGATTATATGAAGAGCGAGAAAGATGATTAATTTTAAGCAATTCTTAGAAGAAAAAGATCCTCGTCTAGCTCGAGCCGGTGTAAGTGGCTTTAATAAAGCTAAACGTACTCCTGGTCATCCTACGAAAAGTCATATCGTTGTTGCTAAACAAGGTGATAAGGTAAAGACTATAAGATTTGGTCAGGCAGGTGTTACTACTGCTGGTGCACCAAAAAAGGGTGAATCAGATAAACAAAAGGCAAGGCGTAAATCTTTTAAAGCACGCCATGGTAAAAATATAGCAAAAGGTAAAATGTCTGCTGCCTATTGGGCAGACAAAGAAAAGTGGTAGGATATGGCTGATACAACTAATAATAGACTCGATCGAATTGAAGAGAAACTAGATAATTTGGCAACAGCTATGGTATCTATTGCTCGTGCTGAAGAAAAGATTGCTGCAATGCAAGAATATCAGCATAATCAAATTGAACGTGTAAACAGATTGTCTGTAAAATTAGATGATATAGAGAAAAAGGTAGATGAAAATCATCGTACCGTTTGTCTTATAAATAAACTTGTATATGCTGCTCTGATTGCGGCTGTCGGAGCGTATGTGGCTCAATTCATATAGGAGAAAGAAATGTTTGGGAATAATCCTTTTACGAGTGGGGCCACTCAAGAAACGGTCCAAGAAAGAACAGCAACAGAAATGAAGGGTATGGTTTGTAAAGAATGCGGTGACAAATTCGGCAAACCTACTAATGAGGAATGCATGTATGATTCAAAAGACCCTAATGGTAAAAATTGGATGGAATCAAAATCTGTTAAAGAAAGTACAGTCTTTATGATTCCAGAAGAAATCCCAGCAACAGAGCGTACAGCTTTCCATGGCGCAGCAGCTGCTGCACATAAGGCTGGTAAGAAAAGCTTTAGCTTTGCTGGCAAAACACATCCAGTTACAATGAAAAAGTCGACTGCAGATGCCATTGCCGACCAGAAGGAAGGCTATTACAAAGATATGGAAATCAAAAAGCAGGACAAAGAAATGGGTGCTAAGCCTGTTATTGGTAAAAAGAAAAAAGGTGAAACTGCTACTATGAATCCTAAACTAGATTCTGGTAAACAGAAAGGTTCTGAAATGGAACAGAAAGAATCTACTATTCGTTCTAAGCTAAGAGCCGTTCTGGAAGCTGAAAATCATAGCCCAAATAAAGATAAGGCCGAAAAGCCAGAAGATGCTTTAAAAGGTGCTGGTGCTAAAAAGATGAAAGACGATAATGCTGATGATGGAAGATATCATGATATGGAAAAGCAAAGCCATGATGATGCATCAAAAGCAGGACGTGCTGGTCCTAGCATGAAAGCAAGACCCAATGATAATAAAGGTGGTGATAAAAAGATTATTAATCCACCTGCTGATGAAACTAAAAAGGGTCAAGCACCTGCAGTTAAAACCGAATCATACGATTCAATGAGTGGATTGAAGGCAGCATATGCTTCAATGTATCAAAGGAAAGATGAGGAAGAAAATGGCAATTAGTCCTCCTAATTGGTGTAAACATGCTATACCAACTACTCGTGGTTGGGTAGATCCAAGAACCAAAGAATTACTTCAGGTAACTCCAATTGGTCAATCTCAGATTGATGAATGGAATGGTGTTAGCTCTGCCCCTACTGTTTTAAGAGAAGCACCACAGAATAATTCATCTCTTGAAGAAATGACTAAATTTGAACTTGAATCTCTTGGTAGACAGCATGGTATTGAACTTGATAGACGCAAAAGAAAAGATGATCTTATCGAGGAGTTATCAGAGCATCTAGAGTAATATATACTCTTATGATGAAATTTAATGAACTCACAGAAGATAACCTTTTTCTGTATGCGGCAAAGCATTATTACAATCCTCAGTTTTCTGACATTGAAGAATTCTATGAGGATCTAAAACGCTTTAAATATATTAAGAGATTAGTAAATCGTTATATTGAAAATGATGATTTAGCTGAAAGATTAATATTAAACCATTTAATAGTTGTTTTTAATTCCTTTGGTATAGAAGCAGCTTTAAATATATTAGAATTAAAGCTTGGTGAAAGACACTGGCCAGTCATAAAACCCTTTTTGGTTTTTCTTAAGTATATTCGTAATGATCAGTATACTGGAATAAAGATGGACCAAAGGGTGGTTGACGCTTTAAGGAAAATTTAATGGGCTTACTTAAAAGAGCAGCAGATCTTACCTACACCTTTCGATTTATTCGGATGCTAGTAATGAAGTGGGAAAATTGGGATGCCTATAAACTTGGCATTATCGATGAAACTGGTAAGAGAAAAAAAGAGGTTAAGCTAGATTCAGATGAAAAGAAATCTGCATATACTCCATTTATTCGTCTTGCTGCTAATGTTAAGCGGCTGCTTTCAAACATCCCAGGCGGTGGATCTAAGCTGGGCAGCTTCGCTGCTGCGCTCTATCTTATAAAAGAAAAGTATAATCTTACAGATAGAAATCTAGAAAAGATTCTAAAAGAATGTAATATAGAAACAATTGATTTTCTTACAGAAGAGAGTCAATGGTTTATGTTGGAAAATAAACAGATATCGCCTGGGATATACAGACTGTATAATCCTAAGATCTTAAATAGTTCATGTGAAGAATTAGTATGGTCAAAGGATCAGATTCGTATTGAAGAAGATTCGTATCCTGTTGGAGACGTATTTGGTATCGACATATATGAAGCAATTCATTTAAAAACAAATCAAAAGATATTCATTAGCTCAAACGAGATTTACAAATGAAGATAAAAGAAAACGAAGCAGCACCAGCAGTAAGTACTGCATCTATTCCCAATCCAGCTACAACATCGATGGGTCCTAGATTTAGTACTACCAATGTTATGGATCGTAGAAAGAAAAAACGCCCAGCACTCTTGAAGAGGTTTAGTAAATTTATTCAAAACAATGATTAAGATATATGCGTTTATTTTTATTTTTGCAATTTTAGGTGGTATTGGATATGGTGCTAAGTACTATTACGATACGACGCAGAACACTATTGCTACACTACGAGACAATAACGCTAAGCTAGAAGTAGCAGTACAGACGGCACAACAGAGTGTCGAAACTCTTCAGTCTGATATGAAAAGACTAGGAGAGATTAATAATCAATTACAAATATCCTTACAAAAAGCAGAAGCATATGGTGACGAACTCAGATCAAAACTGAGTAAGTTAAATCTTGTTGTTGAAGCTTTAAAGGATTCTAAAGTATTGGAAGGAAAGATGAATGGCGCGTCTGCTAAATTATGGCGTGGCATCGTGGGCGATACCGGCGGTAATGCTGACATCCCTACTCCTAGCTGGTTGCAGCGGCCTCCGACAGGAACCGGAGATCAAAGTAGTAACCAAAGTGGAGAAGGTACAGATACCAACGGCGACTCGTCCAAAGCCAGTCCAGTTAAGTGATACACGGGTATTTGTAGTCACTAAAGATAACTATGAAGAGTTTGTAAAAGAGTTTACTGAGGTATATGGCGAATTAGCCTTTGTTGCTCTCAGTATGAAAGATTATGAGAATCTTGCTCTTAATATTGCAGACCTTCGAAGATATATAAATCAACAGAAAGAAATCATAGTATATTATGAAAAGGCAGTGACGGAGGAAACAAAACAGGAGACGGAATAATGGACTTCATTATCGATCAACTTGTCACTTGGTGGCAGTTTACAATTGTCGGTATTCTAATTATTATAGGATGGATTATCAACAGATTAGGTGTTGATTGTGATGAAGAAATTATCGGATTTGAATATAAGGAAATGCCTCATTTAGAACCAATACGTATTGATACCGCAGGTAAAGGTTTCTGGGGCGCAATATGGATGTGGCTAACAAGTACAAGAAATTGGACAGTAGTCAAAGATTGGAAATTTAAACTAAACGGTGAATCATATGTTATTCCCGCAGGTTTTAAATTCGATGGTGCATCTATTCCTAAATTCTTACATACATGGTTATCTCCAGTTGGTGTACTACTCATGGGTGGATTAGTACATGATTATGCTTATAAGTATAAGACACTACTTAAAGCAGATAAGAAAAGTACTATGGGTGAACTTACTCAGAAGGATGCAGATATTATATTCCGTGATATTAATATTGAACAAAATGGATTCCATTTCCTTAATAACTTGGCATATTGGGCATTACGTATAGGTGGATTCGTAGCTTGGAATGGTCATCGTAAAGTTAACGCAAAGATAGAGGGTATTAAGTAATGTATGAATATAGATGCGAAGTAGTTAAGATTGTTGACGGTGATACTGTTGATGTTGATATTGACTTAGGATTTGGTGTATGGATGCGAGGTGAAAGAATTCGCCTACATGGTATCGATACGCCAGAGTCGCGTACGCGCGATCTTGAAGAAAAGAAATATGGCTTAGCAGCAAAAGAATTTCTTACAAAATGGTTAAACTCTGGAAATATTATTCTCAAGACACACAAAGATGCTGAAGGTAAATTTGGTAGAATCTTAGGTGAACTTTGGTATAATGATATTAATATCAATCAAAAAATGATTGAAGAACATCATGCAGTTGCATACTACGGTCAGTCAAAGGACGAGATCGTATCAGAACATTTACATAATAGAACACAGGTAAAATTATAATGACAGATTTAAGAGATGATATCCTATCAGCCTTCCAATCCCATGCAAAGGGACATGTCGATAAGCATAAAATGAACGTAGAAGTATATCTTACCAATCCAGTTGGTGTTGGTGAACATCCTGATATTATGGAAGCAATTGAAACAGAGATGGAACAGATTGCAAAGTATGATGATATGCTTGAAATGGTAGAAAAATATTTTAATGAATAGTTTTGATTTACCCTCTTTTAGGGGGTTTACAAAACTTAGTAATTGATATATAATACACATCAATAAAAAATCAAACAAAAGAGGTGACAAAATGGCAACAGAAGCTGTTGACACTAGGAAGTTTTTGTCCGAGACCAAGTTCTATGAAGGCTATTCAAGATACATTGAAGACCAAGGTAGATACGAAACTTGGGATGAGGCAGTCGATCGTGTTCTCGAAATGCACGAAGAAAATTATAAACAAAAGAATAATGAACTAAAAGAATATTTTGAAGAAGCGAGACATGCCTATAAAGAACAAAGAGTACTAGGTGCACAGCGAGCATTGCAATTTGGCGGTGATCAGTTAATGAAACACCAGATGCGTATGTACAACTGTACATCCTCTTATTCAGACAGAGCAGAATTTTTTGGTGAGCTATTCTATATTTTATTGTGTGGTGCAGGTGCAGGTTTTTCTGTACAGAAACATCATGTTAAAAAATTACCAAAGCTTCAAGCCCGTACCAAACAGGCTAAAGGTTATATCGTAGAAGATTCAATTGAAGGTTGGGCATCAGCCCTTGACGTTCTTATGTCTTCTTATTTTGTTGGTGGTGGTAAACATCCCGACTATGAAGGTAGAAGAGTATTCTTCGATATGACTAATATTCGTCCAAAGGGTGCTAAAATCTCAGGTGGATTTAAAGCTCCAGGACCAGAAGGATTACGTCGTTCACTCGACAAAATTGAACATTTACTTCAAGGTATTGTACTAGATTCCAAACAACCAGTTGCTATTAAGCCAATCAATGTATATGACATTGCTATGCATGCTGCAGATGCTGTCTTATCAGGTGGCGTACGTCGTTCAGCAACTATTTGTCTTTTCTCACCAGATGATGAAGAGATGATGAATGCTAAGACTGGCAACTGGTTTATGGATAATCCACAAAGAGGAAGATCGAACAATTCAGCAGTAATTGTCCGTGATAAAACTACACCAGAACAGTTTGGCAAGATTATGGAATCTGTTAAACAGTTTGGTGAACCAGGATTTGTTTTCGTTGAATCAACAGAACATACAACTAATCCGTGTGTGGAAATTGGTATGTTCCCACAGATTGGTCGTAAGTCTGGCTGGCAAGGATGTAACTTGACAGAGATTAACGGAGGCATGTGCAATACCGAGGAAGACTTCTATAAGGCATGCCGTGCAGCGTCTATCCTCGGTACCCTACAAGCTGGGTACACAGACTTTAAATTCTTGTCTGATACATCAAAGAAGATCTTCGATAGAGAAGCACTACTTGGAGTTTCTATTACAGGATGGATGAATAATCCTGATATTCTCTTTAACGAAAAAGTACTCGAAAAAGGAGCAAAGATTGTTAGAGATATTAATAAGAAAGTCGCATCCATTATTGGTATTAATCCCGCTGCTCGTACTACTTGCGTTAAGCCAAGTGGTAATGCATCAGTTCTTCTACAAACCGCTTCTGGAATCCATGCAGAACACTCAAGCATGTATATCAGGAACGTGCAGCTAAATAAGGAATCTGAAATTACTCAGGCTATTATTAAGTCGAATCCATATATGGTTGAAGAGTCAGTATGGTCTGCTGGTGGTACAGATGTAGTGGTTTCATTCCCTATTCTACCAAAAGAAGGATCAATCTATAAAGACGAACTACTTGGTGTTAAACATCTAGAATTAGTTGCAAAGGCACAGAAGCATTGGGTAAATGCTGGTACAAATGAAGATCTTTGTGCAGACAAAGGTATTCGTCATAACGTTTCAAATACTATTATCGTTGACGATTGGGATCAAGTAGAAAAATACGTATTTGAAAACAGACATTCATTTGCTGGTATTTCTTTCCTTGCTATGTCTGGTGATAAAGATTATAACCAGGCACCAAATACTGCTGTTATTACGGCAAAGGAAATGGTAAAGAAATATAATACTGCCGCTATCTTTGCATCAGGATTGGTAGTAGATGCACTTCATATATTTGATAACCTATGGAACGCCTGTACTACTGCGCAGGGATATGGTGAAGATCTTTCACTTGAATCTGCAGAGAATGCAATGAAAAAAGATTGGGTACGTAGATTTAATAACTTTGCAGTTAACTATCTTAATGGTGATATTAAGAAAGCTGAATATTGCTTGAAAGATGCTTATCTACTTCATAAGTGGAATAAGATACAAGACAATCTAAAACCAATTAATTGGCTTGAAGATATTACTGAAAAGAAATATACCGACGTTGATACAATGGGTGCTGCAGCATGTGCTGGTGGGGCTTGTGAAATCGATTTCTAATATTCCTTCTCCGTGTATAAATATATGTCAAATCGAAGATGGTAAGTGTATCGGTTGCTATAGAACACAGGACGAAATAAGAGAATGGTTCTATGCAACCGATATACGTAAACTAGAGATCTTAAAAAGGATAAGGCATGGATGAATACATAATCGAATGTGAAGAGTGCGATAGCGAAACATATGCTTTGGCTTTAGATGAACCAATCTATTGTCCTATGTGTGGAAGAAGAGCAGAAGTACAAAAGAAAACTGCAGATTTTGAGTTTATAGGATAGTCATATATAACTGTATGACATGGTATTACA